ACACGGCTACTGGTGGAAATGTTACAATAGGTGCTAATTCTAACACCACTACAGTGGGTGAACATTTTAAAGGCGATATTTCATTTGCTCGTATGGTGCATGGAGCTAGATATCGCACAGATACGATAGCTCCCATAACGAACTCTAATGCAATAACAGTAGAATCAGGAGCTCCTCTTGGCACTTTAGATCCTAATGATCAATTATCTATTAGAATATTTGACTCTCAAGTTCAAACTCTTGATAGATTTACTTCAATGGTAGATCGCAAACCAGATAGAGGATTTTCCTCAGAGAGAGCTTTTGATACAGTTACTTTTAGCTCTCAAGCTGGGTATGAAAAACGCCGTTTAAAGTCTCGACGCTCAAAACGCTCATACAGTTTACAATATACAAACGTAACTGGAGTAGAAAAAACAGCGATAGAAAACTTCTACAACGCTAGAAGTGGAGAATTTGAAGCTTTTAGTTTTGACTTGTCACATATTAATGAATCTGGTACAATTACTACTAGATTTGATGGAACACTAAAAGTGCAACAAGTTTTATCTACAGGATCTCAATTGACAGAAAATTTTTTCACCGTATCGTTTAATCTCAAAGAGACTTTTGACTAATGACTGCTCGTAATTATGACGTAATTTTAACTGTTGACAATGCTGCAGGATTTCAGTCTACTAATGCTTTAGTAGGCAATACAACTTCAACAGTTGGTTACATTGCAAATGTTGATACCACTTCAAACCAACTAAAAGTAAAACTTAACAATGTATTGCAAGAGTTTTCTTCTACAGAAGTTGTTCACTCTAACACAATAACGATCGTTGGAAGTGCTAATGGTAGGCTAAACTCTTCATCAATTCCCTTTCAGTCTAATACAATGAGTGGTAATGTGACTACTGCCATTGCTACTGTATCTTCTATCTCACCTAGTGCTTTTATAGCTGAAAAGAACGCTTTTACACAAAACCCAGTAGTTCGTCTTTATACTGTATATTATCCAGGCGAATGGTATCCTCCTAACGAAAATGGTAATCCCACAGGACAAGGGGCAGGCAGAGCTTATCCAAATGATTTTCCTTTAAGATTCGCTGAGATTATTGGTGATTTGGTTTCAGATCTTCAATACAATGTAGTTTATGATACAGATACTTATCTTCCATTTCCTCTTAACTCAAGTGCAATCTCTCAATCAAGTGATGGTAAAATTAACGAACTAACTTTAACTGTGTTTAATTTTGATAACATCATTTCAGCTCTTGTTGAAGATCCGTTTTTGACAGGAAATAATACTTCAAACTCTGTTCAGGCTATCGTAAACAATGAATTGGTCCACGGAATTGACCCTCGCACAGTGCCTGGAACTACTACAAATGAAGATGGCTTAAATTTTGACGAATCGTTTGTAGGAATTTATGGCAGAACTAATGCCTCTTTTACTTATGAACAAACTTTAGCTGTAGGTGGCACTTGGCAAGAGCAAAAAATGGATACACGCGATCTTTTAGGAGGAGTAGTTGAAATTAAAACAACTTTTGCTAACTTTTTAGATTTTTGGCCTGAATATTCTACTGCTCAATATATTTCAGCAAATGTGGTTGAAGTGTATAATTCAATGCCTTACAGAGTTGGTGATAATGTTGTTGCAAAAGGCACTACAACAGAAGCTACTATTCAATCAATAGAAGAAAATAGATTTTTATTTCTCTCTAACGAGCTTGATCCTGGCGCAACAGTTGACACTCCTATTTACATAGTAAACCAACAAGCAGATACAGAATCATATATTGAAGACAAATTTAAGATAGATCAGTTAGAATCATTGAATGACTCTGTTGCATCTTTTGGTTTGGTGTCTTGGCTTCAATATTTTAGAATTGTTACCCCAAAACGTAAATATTATAAAAATACATGTCAATGGACTTATAAAGGTGCTGAGTGTCAGTATCCTGGACCGGGAGGTTTAGCAATTCCTGGAACTTCACTTACGTCAAATGCGAATCCAATCGCTGCAAACAATCAAATAGCTGCTGATGCGGGTGGAGATGTTTGTGGTAAATCTCTCCAAGCTTGTACTCTTCGAAATAATCAACAACACTTTGGAGGCTTCCCTGCAACAGGACGAACAGTTCCCCGCGAATAAAAACACTAAATGTATTTTACCCTGGATTCATCAGTATGGAGATCTTTCAGGTCAATACGGATTGTGCTGCTTTACCTTAAATACTGATGGTAATTTATTTGGCAAAGGCTTATCTCCCTTAACAGCTTTTAATTCTAAAGAAATTAGGTCTGCAAGACTTGAAATGCTCAATGGTGAACAACCAAAAGCATGTGAGGTATGTTATGCTTGGGAAAGTGAGGGAATTGAAAGTCATCGCCAAAGAATGAATCAAAAATTTAAAAGCTACTCTAAACTTTACGACAAAACTCTTGACGACGGAACTGTAACAACACCTCCCATATATTTAGATTTTAGATTTGGCAACTTATGTAATTTTTCTTGTAGAATGTGTGGATCTTACGCATCTTCTTCTTGGGCTAAAGAAGAAAAGCATCATGGTATTATTTCTAAAAGTATTTCTAATCATTATGATTTTTGGACTGATAATAAAAGTTTTTGGGATGACATAGACAAAATTAAAAATTATATTAGAGAACTATATTTTGCAGGTGGTGAACCTTTCGTACAAGAAGGACATTACCAAATGTTACAATTTTTAGTGAAGAATGGTTGTAGTAAAAATATTAACTTATCTTATAACACAAACTTATCTTACAATGGTGGTTTTAAGGGATATGATATTGAAAAACTATGGTCATCATTTCAAAATATTGATTTGTGGCCTAGTATAGAGGGATTTGATGAAAGAGCAGAGTATGGTAGAAAAGGTCTAGATATATCTCTTTTTAAAAAAAATGCTAGTAAATATTCTAAATATATAAAAACATATTCTCTAGTTAGCAGTGTGTACTCAATTACTAGTAATTTAGAGCTTATAAAATGGATTAAAAGCACAAAAAAATCTTTTAGTATAACTAATTTAGTAAACCCTGAATACTTTTCAACAACAATACTATCAAAAGATAAAAAAAAGCAAATTTTACAAAATTATCGAGAACAGCTTTATAGGATTCCTAATTTAAGTGAACACGAAACAAAATCTATTTTAAGCTCTCTTAAGCACATGAACCATAGAGATGATTCTCATCTTCAAAAAAAGTTTAAAGAAATTAACACTAGAAGTGACTTATATAGAAATGAGTCATTTGAATCAACATTTCCAGAGTTAGCAGAGTGGTACAAGAATATTTAGGATTACGTCATGATTATGGTGTGATTGATTGTATTGAGTTGATTAGACTGTTTTATAAACAAGAACTAAATGTTAATTTTCCTTTACCGACTTACCCAAAATCAAAAGAGTGGATGAAGCATTTTTCTACTGAAAGTGTAGATCAATGGGCATCATCATGCTCTATAAAAGTTAAATTGACAGATGCACAAAACTATGATGTAATGGCATTTAAATCAACTAAATCAAATTTAATTATTCATTTTGGTTTATTTTTAGCACCTACACGAATGCTTCACATTGAGGAGGGGGGAGTCTCACATGTTGAAACTTTATCAGACTATTGGGTAAAGCAGATACATTCCTTATATCGACATGAAAAAATGGTATGACTCATACATTAATTTTCCATATAAACACTTAGGCACTGACCCAGAAAGTGGTATAGATTGTTTCAACTTGTGTCGATTAGCATTTAAAAAAGAGCTTAACATTAACATACCTCTTTCTACAGCAGATTTTTGTAATATTGTTGATGAAGACTGGTATCAAAAAACTCATGATCAGTTTATGGAGGACGCTGCTCGATTAAATAGAAAAGATTTTAGTTGGATTAAAGTAAGTGAGCCTAAAGCATTTGATGTTATTTTAATGAGTATGGGTTCCACAAATGTAACAAATCATTGTGCTTTATTCGTTGGTGATGGAAAAATATTACAAACAATGCTAAGTCGAACAAGTGGTATATGGCCTTACCGAGGACCTTTTAAAGAATACACAACAGGGATTTATAGATGGAAAGATTTACAAAATTAATTGAGGCAATGAATACTCATGCTATGAAAGACTATCCTAGAGAAGCAGTTGGTATTATAACAAATGATCATAAATACGTTCCTTGTAAAAATATTAGCCAAAGTCCTAAAATCACATTTTTCTTAGACCCCGCAGATTTAGTAAAACACGATGGCGATATTTGGGGAATATTCCACTCACATCCTGGTGCAGAACAACCTATTCCGAGTAGTGAAGATAAAACAAGCGCTGCTTTTCAACAGTATAAATTTTTAGTTGGATTTAACAATAAATTTTACATATACTGGTTAGATAATGAAATTAACGCATTAAAATTTGATGAGTTTAAGGAAGAACACCTTGTTAGCAACCCTTAAGATACATTCTGCTTTTTCTAACCGTTTTGATAAGCTTGAGTATCAAGTTGATGCAGAAACGTATGCTGATTTTTTTCCTTACTTATCATCAATGCATCCTAAATTTAGAGAATATATGCTTCAAATTGAAACTCAAGAGTCGGACGAATCTTTTTGCTTACTAGACGATGATTTAAATATTATTGATAATGAAGCTATTTTCATCAAACGTGTAAAAGATGGTGAGGTCGTTCATCTTGTCCCTGCTATTGTAGGAGGTGGTGGAAAGCGAGGAGGACTATTAGTAATGGCTGCAGCGATGGCTTTTGTAGTGGTTACAGCAGGTGCAGGTGCGCCAGTCGCTGCAGGAGCAGGTACTGCAGGAGCAGGTGCTAGTGGCTTTGCAACAGGAATGGGACCTGCCGCTAACGCAGCAGCTGCATCAAAAGGATTTGCAGCTGGATCAGGAGGTATATTCAGTGGGATGAGTGGTATGGCTATGCGTCTTGTAGGCAACATAGCAATGAGTATTCTTTCTAGATTATTTGCTCCAAAACCTAAAGCTACAGAGCGTGATACCTCAACTCGTGATAATAATATGTTTGGATCTTTAACGAATTCAACCACCTCAGGCACTCCGATTCCTTTAGTTTATGGACAGATGAGAGTCGGGGGACAAATGTTAAGTGGTTATCTTGATGCAGAAATTCATGGTAAGTCAGACATTATTAATGTAGGAGACAAGTTTGACTAGTTTATCTAAAACATATGTAAATTACAATGGTCAATTAGTTCCACGTATTACTGGTGCTGGAGGCGGTGGTAAAGGCGGCGGTGGAGGAGGTATCTCAGAAGATCCTAACTCACTTTTTTCTACTGATATTTTATTTGTTACTATCGGGCTAGGTGAAGGTCCCGTATATCGCATTAACCCTAATGGCCCACAAGATATTGAGATTCAAGACGGAGCTATTGATGATCTAATCATCTTAGATGGTGATGGAAGCGAAGATACTGAGCAATTTAAAACATTAACAAATACAGGCACAACTACTCAGTCTCCATTAAGAGTATTTGGAGAAACAATAACAGCTCCCCAAAATTTTAAATCTCCTGTATCGTTAAAAAAAGGCAACGTAGACGGCATACCAGCAGCAAAAGTAACACTACAAGATACTAGTGCTAATGATTGGGACTCTATTAAGTTTGGTTTCGTCTTACAAGGATTAACAAGAACTGATGATGATGGAAATATTCATGGTCATCAAGTATCTATCAAAATTACCGTTTTTGATCGAATTGGAACAACAGAAATTGCTTCTATAAGTAAAACTGTAGACGGTAAAACTAATGTTCCTTTTAAATTTACTGTTCGCGTGAATATACCTGAACAATTTAAATCAACAGATGGTTATAAATTTACAATTGAAAAAACTTCTGATGATACCGAATCTTCTTTAATTAACGAAAACATTCAATCATTTGGATGGTTTGAGATTGAAAATTCTCCACAATCTTATCCTCGTACAGCGCATATTGGTTATGCACTGAAAGCTACAAATGAACATAAAGGTGGTATTCCAAATTTTACTTCAATGGTAAAAGGTCTTTTAGTCAAAGTTCCATCAAACTATAATCAACCAATTTTGGCTAATGGTGAGATAGATTGGCGTGAGCTTGAGTTAGAAGAAACTGGTTCAAATGGTTATACAACTAATGGTTATAGACTTCAAAAATCTGGTACAGGCACTATTTTAACTGACGCAAATCCGCAACTGTACGTTGGAACTTGGGATGGGACTTTTGTCTATTCATGGACTCAGAATCCTGTATGGATTATCTATGATATCTTAACTAATAAAACATATGGTTTGGGTGTCCCTGAAGAAAATGTTGATAAATTTAAATTTTTTCAAATAGCACAATACTGTGATGCCTGTGATGTAACAACAGGAGAGTTTCAAGGTGTTAACGGTCAAGCAGATGGTTCTTTCAGACACAAACCTTTAGGTAAGTTTACATCAGTTCGTGAAACTTTAATTGGAGTTCCGGCTGGCACTGTTGTAAAAGAGCGTAGGTTTATGTGCGACATTACGATATCAGACCAAGAACAATCAATGGATATATTAAATACAATTTGTGCTTCATTTAGGGGTGCGCTTGTTTATACTCTAGGTAAACTTTCGTTGGCTGTAGATATGCCAGATGAATTTCCCATGATGATTTTTAATGAAACTAATATTCAAACTGGCTCTTTTCAAATTAGCGGAACAAAAGAGAGTGAGATTATCACTGGAGCTGATGTAAGCTACTTAGAGCCAACTAATCATTATAAACGAGAGACAGTAAGGATTGATACTGTAGATGCTAATGATGGAAATGACCGTAATACAATAGAAAACATTGCAACTATAGATTTACCCTCAGTAACTCGGCGTAGCCAAGCATTAAGGTTTGCTCAATATCAAATTGCCGCCTCAAGATATCAAAGAAGAACTATAAATTTTGTGACCTCTACTGACTCACTTTCACTTTCTCCAGGTGATTTAGTATCAGTTTCTCAGAATATGACTGGTATTAATTTTGGATACGGCGGTAAAATACATGCTAATGCCTCAACAGATTCTAATTCAGCTAATATACTATTAGAGCATTTTACTGAACCAACTTTAGCATCATCAACTTTTACCGCCAATTCTGATCCGTTAGCGCTTCGTATTATTTCTTTAGACAGTGATAGAATTGATCTCTATGTTATTGATAATGCAGCATTTACTCTTACATCTACAGATAATGTATCCACAGGATTTGATCTTGCTAATGTTTCAGTGGTAGGCAGATTTAATCCAATTACAAAAGCCATTGATTCATACACAACTTTTACATCAAATAATGTTCCAAAGAAAGGGGATTTATGGTCACTTGGTGAGTGGCAGAATCCTGGAGACTTTTACACTAATAAGTCAGGTAAGCTTTTTAAATTAACTGATATTTCTCGTGATCCAGAGAAAGAAGAAATTACAATCGGTGCTATTGAGTATATTTCTAATATTTACGTAGATTCAGATACTTTTATTGACTATACACCTACCCCTTATACTGATATCATATCTACCCTTTCTACTCCGCCCACACCTGAATTTAACTTTTCAACTCGTGCTGTAAGAACTTATGATGGCAGCATAAGAACAGATGGTGTGGTTGAGATTAACACTGAGCGTGAAGATTTCAATCAATTGTTTAAGACTGAATTTTTCATTGCTCAACCAGAAGGATCTACTCTTTTAAATAATGTCACTGCTCAAAACCCTCTTACTTTTACAAGCGAAAATAATTCAGTTACCATAGATGGAGCCTCTCCTGTTTCGATCACTGGAAAAAATGGATTTTCTGGATTTGCTGGTGAGCTTAGAATGTTGTGTACCGATGTCACTGTTGTAGATACTGATGATGGTTCGTCCGGTAATGTTCAGTTTACTATCAGAGGATTAAATGATGCTTTTGATGAAAACTTTAATAAGCACATTCTTTCTGTTAACGATGCGAGTTTTGCTGGGTTAAAAGGTTTTGATGGTATCAGATTTCCAGTAAACCAAAAATCTTCTCAAAACAGTAAAAGAAACTTTGTTGCATTTGGTGGTGTGGAAACAGAAATTAGTGCTAACGCCCTTGCATTCGATACTAGCACTAATACCCTTAAGATTGATAACTTTACAACAGGTTCACAAACAATATTTGACAGAATGCCTTCTGCTCCTTTTTTTGTAAAATTGGACCAGTTGTTAGACGCAAGATTTTATGCAAACTTAAGTTTTTATGTGTCAGGAACAGAAAAAACCTTTATAGATTCAGGTAGCTTGAGTGAGGGTTTAAATACTATTAATTTACCAGTCAAATCAGATAGTGCTAATTTTATAAGATTTTTTTCAGACGGAATAGAAAAAACAGCTGGACAATTTATTTATAACAAGAACGAGTCTCTTGAATCTGCAAACATACAATACACAGCTCACAATGAAAACATCTACAGAGTAGAGATAGACCACTATACAGTTCCAACAATTGAAGTGGGCGATAATGTACAAGTTAGTTTTAATAATACTTTTAGTGTAATTAATACGTCGTATGACACCGATTCAGCAGAGTATAATGCTAGTGCGACAGCAAATTCTATTTTTAGAATATATCTTGCAACTAAGCCTAAAACTAATCTTGCTAGTAAAATTTTCACTAATATATCAAAAAATCCTGTTGGTGTTATTAACAATGTTTCAGGTTCTACTTTTACTTTTGATTATGATACCACAAGATTTCCAGGATCATTTAATTTAACTAACAATAAACTCTATACTATGACTATCAATAATGAGTTTGACAAAATAACGTTACCTCAAGATAGAATTATAAAAGATCTACCTCTTGGGATAACCTCTCTTAGAGCTAGAAACAGAAATCCTCTAGGTAGATTCTCAAACTTTTCTGAAAAAAGTGTAGTAGTTGAAACTCTACCAATTCAAAAAATTACTAATGATTTAGTAACTGAGTCTTTGTACAGAGAACAAAATTCTGGAGTGTCAGTAAGAGTTACTCTTAGTTTTGATCATATAACAGACCAAGAAGTAACTGATTATGAAATTTCGTACAAGTTAGACAATGTTGCAGATGTAGGGGCTGATGATGGTGGCGCAGACTTAACTAGTTTTAATACAGTTAAAGTTCCAGCTCTCGGAGTAGATTCAGACGGAAAAATAAGATTTACTGTTACAGGCATTAACAGAGGAATAACAAGTGAGTCTAACTCGATCACTTTTAGAGTGACTCCTTTGAATAAAAATATTAGAGGCACTACAAAAACAATCTCAAAAACAATTATCGGTAAAACTGCAAAACCAGCTAATATATTTAACCTAACAGGAGGACAACAGTCTGATCAGGTAACACTATTTTGGGAATATACTCGTAACACAGAAACTAACGAGTTAGTGGATCTCGACTTAAAAGAGGTAATTATTACTCGTGTACCTGGTGAGTTAAATGCAACTGAAAGTAATTTTTTAGCTGGAACTCCTTTTGTAACTGTTGCAGCAGGAGTTAACAGAAAGTCAGTTCCTATTGACACTTTTGGAACTTTCACCTACTTAGCAAAAACAAGAGATACTAGTGGTAATTTTAGTGAATCTGTTGTAAAAATTACTTTAACAACTACACGACCTCAAGGAACAACTGTTGTTGCAGCTTTTAATGAAGACAATCCCTCAGAAAACTTTACAGACATAACAAATACTAATGCAGGTGAAACAAACTTTCCTTCATTCGCTAACTCAAATACTGGTGGTCTATCTTTTGATTTTACCTCCCTTGTAGACAATGCAAACGGAACATCACAAGGATTTTCTGTAGTAGCTGGAGAAGCAACTGATTTATTAGCTGATGAAGAAGCTACCTACATTACCCAAGTTAGAGACTTCGGAGTAATTGTTAATGGGATTATAAATGTTGATATTGAAGGAACACAAGTAACCCAGTTAACTTATTTTGATCAACATGAACATGTAGTCGAAAGTGTAACAGAAACTGCCCCACTCGGGAATGTATTATATGATTCTTCTTTTGGTGGAATAGGTCATTTAGTTGGTTTTTCTAATACTGCTGTTGTAAACCCACGATTTGATGCTAATAATAAAACCCTAGTCAGCGGTTCTGCGTCAGGAGCATCAAGTAAGGTGTTTGGAATACACTTACATGGAAACTTTACAAATGATACATCAAACGCTAACGTGTTTGCACTAATAGCAGGATCTATAAATGCAAATGCTATTGCTTTAGGTGAAACGTTTTTTGCTAATGGTGAACCAACTGGTGGTAATACCTATGCTAATATTGCAGTGGCAGGCACGTCCTATTTATTAGTTGATTTTAATCAATATGATGATGGAGGTTCTACCGAAACTTATGTAGGGTCTTTTGGAGGACTAACTTCACAAACACTCATTAGAACTTCAACAGAGGACGATGTGTTTTTTGCAAACGGTAATGTAAATCTATCAGCTTTTGTTGGGAGTGAGGTTAATGAAGGTTTTGTTCCTTATGAAGCTGGTTCAAGATCTTTTAGACACTTCCAATTAAAATTTGTAGTAAACAATTCAAAACCAGATGAATTAGACTTTACAATTGATAAGTTTAGATATACTATAGAAAAAGAGCAAGCCGTTTTTGAAGATACAGTCACTTATAACGCTAATCCAACTACAGTTGATTACTCTAGTTTTAGTTATAAGAATAGACCTGTAATTAACTTGCAACCTATTGATACTGCAACAGCTCAAACAGCCGTGGTAACTGCAGGATCAAATTCAAGTGTGTCTTTTAGATTGTTCGATTTAGAGGCTGGAACTAATGCTCCTACAGATCAGAGTATTCAAGTTCAAGTATCAGCTACAGGGGTGTAATAGTGGCATTAACCAATTCAAACACATATATTGAGCCAACTGCGGGAACTTCTATTAATACTGGTAGAATTCAGCAAAATAACTCTTTGCGTTCTCTATTAACAAATTTCAGATCATCTTCAGCACCAGCTCTTATAAATATTACTGCAAGCGGGGAAAATATTGATGCACAAGATGGTATGTTATTTAAAATGGCTAATAATAACGTATCAGCCCTATATATTTCAGATTCTGTAAATAAAAAGACTTCTCCAGTTGGAGGTAATTTTACCAGAGTTGGAATTGGTAATAGAGTCGAAGAAGGTATTGTATCGTTAGCTGCTAATATTACTCATTATGAGATTGGAGAGTTAGTAGCGACTCCTTCAGCAGCTGGTGCATTGGCATCAAATGCTAGACTATACATGATAACAAGTAACTCTGCCAGTATGGCAAGTGTTAAAGACGTTGGTATCCCGCCAACTAATGGTTCTGTTACTAATACCATGCTCGCCACTAATTCTATTACCTCAGATAGGATTAAAGATGGCAACGTAACACTTGATAAGGCAGATTTTACCACAGGCACTGGAGATGGTGGTGTAGGTTCTGCAGCTACTTTAAAACTTTCTTCAACATCTGGAGCAGATACTTCTATAGGCTTAAGCACTCGAAACACTTCTTCAAATGTCGCAATTGTGCACATTAACGGAGGGACAGGTGTATTATCAGGTCTTAAAGTAATTAATCAATCGTCTGCTTATATCCCTGTCACTTCTAACCTAGCACTTCAATCTGCTATACAAGGGGGCACAACTGAACCAGTTCCAGTTGTTCCTGCTGGGTCGATTATGGCATGGAGTGGATCTTCAGCTCCCTCTGGCTGGTTAATTTGTGATGGAAGTGCTATATCAAGAACTACCTACGCAGCTTTATTCGCTGTTGCAGGCACTACGTATGGCCCAGGTAATGGATCAAGCACTTTTAACGTACCTAATTTACAAGATAGACTGCCTTTAGGAAAGGGAACTAATAATAGTACATTAGGCACCCAAACAGGCTCAATGAGTAGTTCTTCTTCAGTAACCACTGATTCTGGTGGATCAGGCTTTATAACTCTAACTACGGCTACAAGAGATGATGCTCTAGGTAGCGGAACTAAGGATGTGAGTCAAATTGCACTTGTAACTGGAGTTAGTCAAGCTGCTCACACCCATACTCTTACTGTTCCAACCTCTGTAGTAAATTATATTATTAAAACGTAAAGGATATAAAAATGGAATATTTTAAATTTCACATTGATGAATCT